ACTATTCCGTGATGATGTCGGGACTTTTGAACGTGGTGTTCTTCGACTTGTTCCCGGCGTATCTGGCCGTCAAGGCTCTTTTGACGCTCTGGTCAGTTTTGCCTTTAATGCAGGGCTAGGCAACCTCCAGCGCAGCCAGATCAGGATGCGGGCCAACCGGGACGACTGGGGCGGGGCGGCAGACGCCTTCCGCCAGTGGACGATGGGTGGTGGCAAAGTCCTGCCGGGTCTGGTAAAACGCCGCGAGGCAGAGATTGCCCTTTTCTTGTCTTGACACGAGAATACGGTTATGCCACTCCAGAAAATCCTCTTCAAGCCCGGAGTCAACCGCGAGAACACGCGGTACACGACCGAAGGCGGATGGTACGAGTGCGACAAGGTTCGCTTCCGTCAAGGCAACCCCGAAGTTATCGGCGGTTGGCAGCGCATTTCTTCCAGCACTTTTATTGGTGTGTGCCGCTCGCTGTGGAACTGGGTGACGCTGACCAGCCAAAACCTGATTGGCGTTGGTACCAACCTGAAGTTCTACATTGAGAACGGCGGCGTGTATAACGACATCACGCCAATCCGCGTAACCACCACGCTGGGCACCGACCCGTTTACAGGCAACGGCACCACTACCGTAACGGTAACCGCTAACTCGCATGGCGGCATCACGGGTGACTTTGTGACCTTCAGCGGTGTCACCGGAACCTACGCTTCGCTCTTAAACGGCGAGTTCCAAATCACTGTCCTGACGGTTAACACGTACACCATTACGGTGGCGTCTGCTATCCCGGCGGTGTCCACGGGCGGCTCTGCGGTATCTGCGGCGTATCAGATCAATACTGGCCCAGCTACGGTGGTGCCGCTTACTGGTTGGGGTGCTGGCACTTGGGGCACTGGCCCTTGGAGCATCGGTACGCCAAGCACAACGCAGAGTGATCTGCGGTTGTGGAGCCAAGCCAACTTTGGCGAAGACCTGATCTTTGGCCCCCGCAAGGGCGGCATTTATTACTGGGATGCGACGACTGGGCTAAGCGTCCGTGGCGTGCTGCTGTCGTCTTTGTCTGGCGCGTCTGACGTGCCGACGATTCAGAATGACATCTTCGTCTCAGACATTAGCCGCTTTGTGTTTGCGATGGGTTGCAATGACTACGGCTCCTCAGTTATCGACCCGATGCTGATCCGGTGGTCTGACCAGGAAGACGCCGTCAACTGGACGCCTTCGGCAACTAATCAAGCGGGCAGCTTGCGCCTGTCTCACGGCTCAGAGATTGTTGCGGCGGTGCAGGCTCGCCAGGAAATCGTGGTCTTCACTGACTCGTCCATCTACTCGCTCCAGTATCTGGATGCGCCGATCTTCTGGGGCGCTCAGCTTCTTGGCGACAACATCTCCATCGTCGGCCCCAACGCCGCTGTGATCGCCTCTGGCGTGGTGTACTGGATGGGTGTGGACAAGTTCTACGCCTACGACGGTCGCGTGCAGACGCTCAACTGCGACCTGCGCCGGTATGTTTTCAGTGACTTCAATCAAGCCCAAGCGCAGCAGGTCTTTGCCGGTACCAACGAGGGCTTCAACGAAGTCTGGTGGTTCTATCCGTCCGCTGGTTCCACCACCATCGGCAAGTACGTTGTCTACAACTACGTCGAGAAAATCTGGTACTACGGCACCCTGGGCCGCACGGCGTGGCTCGACTCCGGTCTGCGCGACTACCCGATGGGTGCTACCTACAACCAAAACCTCGTGAACCACGAGCAGGGTTTGGACGACAACGAGACAGCAACCACCACCGCCATCAACGCCTACATCTCGTCGTCTGAGTTCGACATTGGCGATGGCCACAACTTCGGGTTTGTCTGGCGCATACTGCCTGACCTGACGTTTGAGAACTCGACGGCCAACACGCCCACCGTCAACATGACGCTCTATGGGTTGTACAACTCGGGTTCAGGCAGCGTCGATAACGCAGGACAGCCGGTGGTTAGGGGCAACACGTACGTCATCACCGAAGAGTTCACCGGGCAGATTTACACCCGCGTGCGTGGGCGGCAGATGATCTTCAAGATCGACTCCAACACGCTTGGTACGACGTGGCAGCTTGGCGCTCCGCGTATTGACATCAGACCGGATGGGCGGCGTTGACCATGAGTTTGCTGATCGAAGATGCAACCGTCCCTGCACCCCCAAACCTGCCGTTGGCGCCAACTGCGTACGAGTCGCGTTATCACGAGCAGTTCAACAACGTCCTGCGTCTGTACTTCAACCGGCTTGACGCAATACTGAGGCGGATTGTGGCTACAACTTCTCCCATCCCAATCTCCATCGGCGGCACCAATGTCGATGCCTTCGGGCGTTTGCGGGTCAGTCAGCCCTATACGCTCTTTGACAGCCAGAACCGCTACGCCGCAGACAATCAGTTTGATGTTTCTACGACCGGGACGGGAACCACCACGTTCTTGTCCAACGAAGCGGCGATCAAGATGGAAGTCACTGGGGCCGGTGTTGGCTCTGTTCTGCGTCAGACTTACCGTTCGTTCCCGTATCAGCCGGGTAAGGGCCTGCTGGTGCTCGCTACATTCGTGATGGACAGCAACATGAGCCTGAACCTCACGCAGCGCGTGGGGTACTACAACGACAGCAACGGTGTGTTCTTCCAACGCATCGACGGCACCTACTCGTTTGTGCTGCGCTCGTCTGTGACGGGTACCCCGTCCGATGTCAGGACGGTAAACCAAGCTGATTGGAACGGCGACAAGTTAAACGGCTCTGGCGCTTCTGGCTACACGCTTGACCCAAGCAAGGCGCAGATTCTGTGGATGGACTTTGAATGGTTGGGTGTGGGCTCGGTCCGGTGCGGCTTCATCATCGACGGCCAGTACATCGTCTGCCACACGTTTAACAACGCCAACGAGATCACCAACGTCTACATGACCACGGCTATCTTGCCGGTGCGGTACGAAATCAAAACGGTGTCCTCTGCTGTGGCGGCTTCGATGAAAGCCATCTGCTGCTCAGTCATCTCTGAGGGTGGGTTTGAGCAGACCTCCATCGATCATGTGGCGCGTCGCACCACAGTCTTGGGCACCATTGGGACGACCTTTCTGCCCGTCGTTTCTATCCGGCTTGCTTCTGGCCGCACGGGCGCGGTTGTGCTGCCCAACCGGGTTCAGGTTCTGCCGACGACCAATCAGAACTACGAGGTGGCGCTGTTCAAAAATCCCACCCTTACTGGTGCGTCTTGGTCAGCGGTGCCCAGTGATTCCAACGTGGAGTTTGACGTAGCGGCTACGGCCACGACCGGCGGCACCATCGTGCAGACGAACTTTGTAACGGCGTCGGGCTCAGCGGGTGTTTCAGAAACATCCTTGCCGTCTGACTACAACTTTGACCTTCAACTGGGCGCATCCATCGCTGGGGTCAGTGACATCTACACCGTCGCTGTCAGAACTGTCTCGGGCGCCACCACGGGCGACGTGGTCGGGTCGCTTTCTTTCTACGACTTGACCCAATAAAATGAACCCAACCAATTCCAAGGGGGCCGCATGAGCCTTGCTGTATTAGCCGACCACATGGCGTCCAAGGGGCGCAACGGTGACACCATGCTGGTGCACATGGCCCCCGAAGAAGTCGCGGGGCTGCATGCTCTGGCGCTTAAGCACGGCGGTTCACTGACCATCAATCCGGAAACGGGCCTGCCCGAAGCCTTTAGCCTCAAGGGGCTGTTGAAGTCGATACTGCCTGCGATTGCAGGTTTTGCCCTGGCTCCGCTCACTGCCGGTACGTCGCTGGCGTTTCTCGGTGCTACTCCTCTGGCGTCTGCGCTCACCGTTGGTGGCATCACCGGCTTGGCCAAAGGCAGTCTCAAGGAAGGCATCATGGCTGGCCTGGGCGCGTACGGCGGCGCTAACTTGGGTGCTGGGCTTGCGGCTGCTGGAGAAGCGGGCCTACAGGCGGCTGCTGGTGAAGCTGCCCTTAAAGAAACCGCAGGCTATCTTGCCGAAGCGCCGCTAGATGCGGCTAAGTTTGTTCAGCAGCAAGTTGCTGCTAAAACCGCAGCCATGACGCCCTACGACAAGATTGCAGCGGGCGTTTCTAACCTGGGCACGGAGGCGGGCCGTCAAAACCTGATGGCATCGTTTGGTAGCGCCGGTGGCCAGGGCGCTGTGTCAAATATAGGACGCAACGCGATGTACGCCCTAGCTCCGGCAGCGGAGCAGATGCTCGCACCGCCAAATGTCGGTCTGCCCAGCATTGCCCAGAACCGTAGCATGTATCGCGGGTACACGTACGACCCCTACGGCGGCACGTATATTCCGCAAGAGCCTGTGTATGCGGCAGAGGGTGGGATTGTGGCCCTCGCCGATGGTGGCGCCACCCGTGAGCAGGTGCTGCAAGCCTACAAAAGCAACCCCTTGGCCACGCTCAACCCCGACGAAGGGGCCATCAACTATTGGATGAAGCAGGGTCTGGGTTCTTTCAACGACGCAGTCAGTCAAGCCCGTAAAGAAAATCCTGCACTGGCGCAGCAGATTGACGCTGCTCGCGCTGTGGCCCAACCCACCCCCCTGCCTCTGAGCACGCAAGGTTACAACTTCAGCGCCGTTGCTGCCGACCCAAACACGCCCGCCATCATTTCAGGCACGGCTCCACAAGGTTACAACTACGCTCCAGTGGCCTCGGCAGAGCTTGATACTGAGCGCGAGCGCCAGATCAATGCCATCTACCGCAACGTCTTGAACCGCGAAGCTGAGGCAGAAGGTCTGAAGTATTGGACGGGCACCAACCTGTCGATGCCTGAGATCGAGGCGCAGATTCGGCAGATCGGGCGCGACATTGGCGTGTCTGCGCCGAACAGACCCACGCCTCCTCCACCTGTAACTTCAGGTGCAGACACCACCTACACCCCGGCAGATTTGCCCGCCGCTCCGGTCATCAGTGATCCCAGGGTTACGCTCGGCACGCCGTTCCAGCCCACAGCGCCCACGATGAGTGAGGTAAAGGGCGCCTACGAGCAAGGCGGCGGCTCTACCAAGATGCCGGTCATCACGGACATCAAGCCGACTGACCGCACCTACACGCAGAACCAAGCCTTTGCTGAACTGAAAGGCTACTTGACCCAGAATCCCAACGCGCTGTACGGCGACGTTGTTGCCTTCGCTCGCGGCAAGGGCATCCCGGAAATGCAGGCCCGCGCTGCCTACAACGAGTTCCGCTTTAGCGATTTGAAGGGCGGCAGCAGCCAAGCCTACGATTATTTGATGGGCCGTGGCGCGTACCCGGTCAAGCCGTTCACGCCCACTGGTGAGTTGATGCGTCCGTACGCCGAGGCTGTCCTTGGTGCGCCTGAGAACATCAAGGCTAAGCGTTTGATTTTTGATCCTGCAACGCAGCGGTATGTGAGAAACCCCCAGTTCGTTGAGCGCACGCCCTCTACGGCCAACGCACCCATCCGCGATCAGGCAGGCAACCCTGTTGTTGGCAACACCGAGTCGTACTTCAAGGCCAACCCCGACGTGTACCAAGAGTGGCTCAAGGGCGCTACGGGCATGACTGCCGACGCCTACGCCCGGTACCACTGGGAGACTTTTGGCCAGAAAGAAGGCCGCAAGGGCTGGTCGGCGACCAGCGGCGGTAGTGGCAAAACAGAAGAAGTGGTTAGTGGCGGCAAAGCAGGCGGTTTGATGGACATCGCGTCTGCCGCTGCTCGTGGCGGCAACGTCCAGCAGTACAACCTGGGCGGCTACTCCGATGGTGGGCGCCTGTTGCGCGGCCCGGGAGACGGCGTTTCTGACAGCATCCCGGCAACGATTGGTAACCGGCAACCCGCGCGCCTCGCCGATGGTGAGTTCGTGGTGCCCGCCCGGATCGTTTCTGAAATTGGCAACGGCTCGACCGAAGCAGGCGCTCGCAAACTCTACGCAATGATGGATCGTGTGCAGCGTGCACGCGCCAAGACAACCGGCAAAGGCAAGGTGGCCAAGAACACCAAGGCCGAGCAATACTTGCCCGCATAAGGAAGCATCATGGCTGATCCCACCCCGTACCAAGTACAGCAGTACCAGACAGGCTTTGCTCCTGTCGTCGCACCTTATGCAGAGGCGCTGCTCGGTAAAGCCGAGGCGCTAACCGACGTTGAGTACAACCCGTACCAGCAGTACATGGGTGAGCGGTTTGCTCAGTTCACCCCGCTGCAGCAGCAGGCGTTTGCCGGTGCCCAGGCGATGGAGGCTGCTCCTCAGTTGGCCGATGCTTCGGCCCTGGCAGGCACCGCAGGTCTTCGGGCGTTGGCCTACAACCAGTATCAGCCTTCCCAGTTTGGCAACTTCTACCAGGGGCTGGGCGCATACACGCCCACAGCGTTCACGGCTTCTGGCGTTGGCACGCAATCTTTCGCTGCCCCCGGCGCAGCCCAAGGCTTCATGTCTCCGTACATGCAGAGCGTGGTGGACGTTCAGCAGCGTGAAGCTCAGCGCCAAGCGGACATCGCCGCTACTGCTCGGGGTCAGAAGTACGCCCGTGCCGGTGCGTTTGGTGGTGCGCGTCAAGCCATCGAGAACGCCGAGGCGCAGCGCAACCTCGCTACGCAGATGGGCGGTATCCAGGCTCAAGGTCTACAGAACGCGTACCAGCAGGCCCAGCAGCAGTTCAACGCTGAGCAAGGCGCTCGGCTCCAGGCGCAGATGGCCAACCAACAGGCTCGGATGCAGGCGCAGCAAGCCGCTGAACAGTCTCGTCAGTTCGGCTACGGCAACCTGATGCAGCAAGCAGGACTCGGCGCTCAGTACGGTCAGGCCGCTGCGCAGCTTGGCGAGCAGTCACGCCAGTATGGCGCTGGTCTGGGGTTGCAGGGTCTGCAAGCGGCGCTTCAGTCAGCGCAACAACTTGGCAGTCTGGGTCAGACGCAGTTTGGCCAGAACCTCGCGCTCAACCAGTTGCAGGCTCAGTACGGTCAGCAGCAACAGCAGCGCATGCAGGACATCCTGGGCGCTCAGTACCAAGACTTCCTCAACTACCAGAACTACCCGTACAAACAGTTGGGCTTCATGTCCGACATCATTCGGGGCGTGCCACTGACTCAGACCGGCTCGGCGCTGTACCAGCAGCCGCCTTCTGCCATGTCTCAAGTTGCGGGTTTGGGCACCGCCGCTCTGGGCGCAAGCAAGCTGTTTGGTATGAAGGACGGCGGCAAAGTCGAAGACGCCGAGTATCGGGACAAGCCCGCCGGTCTGGCTGATCTGGCCATCTACAACATGGGTGTTTGAACATGATCAACATCAATCAACTCACCACCCAACTGCGCATGCTGCCGGATCAAGTCCTGCAGCGTGTGGCCATGATGTACAAGCAAGACCCGTACATCCTGCCGTTGGTTGTGTCTGAGGGTATGGCCCGCAAGAAGATGCGTGCGGCCTCGCAAGCGCAGATGGCGCAGCCTCAGCCCAAGGTGGCGGATCAGGCCGTAGCCTCACTGGGCTACACGCCGGAAGAGTCCGGTATCGCGTCACTACCCGCCCAGAATATGCAAGGTCTGGCAGACGGCGGCATTGCGGGCTACGCCGAAGGCGGCGTCTCGGACACCGCCGAAGACGCGTTCTCTCGCGGCGGCATGTTCGATTTCACCCAACGCAGCGAGCCTGTCGTGCGCATGGCCGATGGTGGTGTGGCTCGGTATCAGGATCGGGGGTTGGTCAGTACAGACTTGCCCAACGCGGCGGCGACCATGTACTCGTCCCAGATGGGGGCGTCGAGCGACCCGCTTGCTGAGGAGCGTCGGCAGCAGTATGTAGATGAACTGGCGTTGAAAGAGGCTGAGCGCATTCTCCAAAGTTACGGCGTTAGACAGCGTGCTGCCGACCCTGAAGGTTTTCAGCGTGCGCTTGCGACGCGTGAAGCCGCCGCCAAGAAAGTTTCCGGTGCCTATCGGCTCCCGGCAGTGGACGAAAAAGAACGGCGCTACAAAGACCAACGCGCTGTAACGCCGGAAGAGTTGGCACTTTACAAAGACCTGTACCCGCGAGAGGCGCCCAAAGCGCCGATGCTGCCTATTCCAGACATTAACGCGACGCCTTCTGCTTCTGGCGCCGCTTCTGGCGCTCGCCCGTCTGCTGCTCCTTCAGCCGGTACTACCGGCGCTCCTGCACGCACTGCCGTGCCCTCTGTTGCAGCAGCCAAAGAAACTGCGGCACAGTTTCTTGATCGGAAAGCAATTGAGGAGCGAATAGCCGATTACCAAAAAGCCGAAGCTGCCGATGTTGAGGCGGCGAGAGCGCGTCGAAAGAAGGCGTTTGAGGGCCAAGGTAAAGCGCTGGAAGGTTACGAGGCTTCAATCAGAAAAGAAGAAGAAGGCGCCAAGGGCGAGCTTGCGCAGTCCAAGGCATTCGCTATTCTTAACGCTGGTCTGGCCATGATGGCCGGTACGTCTCCCCGCGCTTTGGAGAACATCGGCAAAGGCGCGATGGTAGGCACTGGCCAATACGCCGAAGCAATCAAAGACTTCAAGAAGTCCGCTAAGGAACGCCAGCGTGCGATGGCGGATATTGAGCAGGCTCGCCGTGCCGAGGCTCGTGGCGATATTGAAGCGCAACTGAAGTTTGAAGAACGTGCAGATGAGAAGCGAGGTAATGCGCGTAAGTATGGCATTGAGGCGTTGATGGGGATGGACGTCAAGAACGCGGAAACAGCTTCCAGAATCTACACCACGGAGGTTGAGCAGAAAGGCGCTATGGAGCGCGCGCGCATGCAGGTCAACGCGCCGCCCGCACAGTTGCAATTGCTCACGTCCTTGGGTCGTGCGATGGGCGCTAAAGACCCGGAGAGCGCACTCAAACTTGGTTTTGAACTTCAGACGCGTGAGCAGCGCATCCCCGCGCTGTACGAAAACTACGTCAAGCTGGCCAACAGCCAGAAGATTTCTCTGACGGGTAAAGGCACCGAGGGTGAAGAGTTCATGCGCCAGTACCCCACGTTTGAGACATATCTGCGAGGTATGAGCGTTCAGCCCGGTGTCACTGCCGGTGGTACCGGTGGGGGGTTTGTGCAGCCGCCTGAAGGCGCATCTATCCTTCGATAAGAAAGTCCCCCATAATTGGGGGCATCTGCACGCTGTAATTCCGGGTCGTGCAGCCGGGTAAAAATTAGCGTACGGTCATGGCGAAATACGTCCAACTGCCCAATGGTGCCTACTACGAGGCCAAAGAAGGCCAGACATACGAAGAGGCCATCCGAGAAGCGTACGCTAAGTACCCTCAAGCGTTCGGGAGAACTGCTGAGGTAAGCCCGGAAGAAGGCCCCCGAGGCGGTTTTACCCCCGCACTTCGAGCCGGTGTTGAGTCGCTGAAAGGCGAAGCCGCGCTCACCGCAGGCAAGCTCGGCCTGATGGACGTCAAGGCAGCGGAGAAGTACCGCGCCGAGCGCGAAGAGCGCGCCAAACAGATTTTCAAGCCGACCGAAGAAGGTTGGACTGAGGCCCCGGTTCAGAAAACGCTTGAACTGTTGGGCGGCTCGATCCCGTACATGGCGGCTCCGATTGCCGCAGGCGCTGCGGCCATCCCCCTCGGCGCAGCAGCACCCGTTGTGGGCGCGCTGGGTGCCGGTGCTGCCTCGGTTGCTCAGTTCACGGGCTCTAACCTCGCACGGCAGCTTGAGGAAGCAGAGAAGCGCGGGGAAACTGGTGGCCTGGAGCGGACTGATCTGGGCAAAGCAGCTATTGCTGCGGTGCCGCAAGCCGCACTGGACGTGTTCTCTTTGCGCGGCATTCCGCTCATTCGCAACCTGTTCAAGTCGGTCGGCAAAGACCTGACGGAAGCCGAAGCCAAAGCCATCACGCAGCAGGGCATGCGCCAAGCGGTGGCCGACTACGCCGTAACGACGGGCAAGGTGGCGGGGCGTGAAGGCTTGACCGAAGTCGGTCAACAGTATCTGGAGCGGCTGCAGGCTGGACTCAATGTCACTGATCCGGCAGCACGCGCAGAGTACATCGAGAGCCTTATTGGTGGCGCGGTTTTGGGTGGCGTTATCTCGCCCGCCGGTCGTGCGGTTGAGCGCGGGAGTGAGCGCCGCAAGGCGGAGAAGTTCCTGTCCGACCAAGAGAAGGCAGCGCAACTCAAGCAGGAGCAAGAAGCCGAAGCCGCCGCTACGCAGCCGGATGCCCTGCGCAAGCTCGACGCTGACTACGCAGCAGCCCAGGCCCGCAAGCAGGAGTTGGAAGCCGCCAAGAATGTGCGGCTGACCAAGGACTCTACGGAAGAAGAGCGCGCAGCCAAGGCCCAGGCCAAGGAAGACCTGACCGCTTTTATGCAGGATTTCATGCCTTTGCGGCGTGAGTACGAGAAGCGCAAGGATGCCATTGCTGAACTGAAGAAGGCTGAGCAGCCTGCGGAAGCTCCTGCACCGGAAGCAGCACCAGCCCCGGCTCCCGAACCCATCCCTGACGTGCAGCGTCTGATGGTTGAGCAGGACGCGCTCAACCGTGAACTTCAAGGTTTACTGCCCCAGTTGCAGACTGCCGCCACCGAAGGCCGCACGGATGATTTCCGTTCGCTAAACGAACAGCGTCAGCAACTCCAGCGTCGGATTGATGCGCGCGCCGCGTTGATTGAAGAGCGTGGCGGTGTGGCCATCCCCGAGACGGAGTTCCAGCAGCAAGCTGCGGCCAAGATGACGGCTATCGACAGCCGGATCACCAAGCTGCAAGATGACTTCACCAAGGCTGCGCAAGCCAGCGACTTCGACAAGGCCACGGACCTCGGCACTCAGCTTGATGCCGCCAAGAAGGAACGTGACGCGCTTGCCGCCGATACTACCAAGCGCATGCAGGCGCTGCAGGAGAAGCAGGTCGGCATGGAGCAGCGCGGCCAGACCCGCGAGTTGTTCACGCCCGAAGAAGCCCCGGTGCCCGTGGCACAGAAGCCAGAAGAGGCGATGGCTGTTGAGGTCAAGCCCGCGCCTGCCGTAGAGGCCAAACCCACCGAAGTCGAGCAGCGTGCGGAAGTTCTGCGCAAGGCCACTGCGGCAGGCGCTTCTCCGAGGCGCATTCAAGAACTCCAAGATCAGTTGCAGAGTTCGATCCCGACGCGGGATCGTACCGACGATTTGTTCAGCGGCATCAACGTGCTGCGCACGGGCGTTTTGAACAACGACCCTGTGGCGATCCAGAAGGCGCTGAACATCATCGACATCCGCAAGAAAGAGGAGTTGGCCAAGACGCGGGAAGAGAAAGACGCGGCTCAAGCACGCTTTGAGAAAGCGATGGATGACCGCCTGGGCATGGCCGGTGAGAAAGTAATCCGTACCGCCACGCCTGAGCAGTACGACAGCGTGATGCGGCAGATTGAAGGGCTGCGCAACTCTGTTGAGAAACCTCAGAAGAATGCCAAGCGTTCAGTCTTGCAGGAACTTGAAGACCTTGCCGCTGAGCACGCGCTTATTTCCAATGCTTTGGAAACTAAGATGGCTTACAAGCCATCCATGAAGGACAAGGTAGCAGAGTTGAACGCTACCCTTGGCAAGGGCGAGGCTGCGCCTTTGCAGCGTTTGATGACGCCGCAAGAGAAGAGTGCAGCCAAGAAGCGTTTGATTACGGTCACTGCACGCTTTAACAAGCTGAACGACACCGTTGTCGCGCCGACTAAAACCCAGATCGATAACCTGTACAAGAGCCTGTACGCCCGCGAGAAAGTGGAGCCTCCTGCCGCAGTGCGGGCAGCACGCGAAGCAGAACTTGATCGCCGTGCTCGGATGGAGCAGCCGGTGTCTCGTGCGGCGCAGACCGCTGCGCGTATCAAGAGCGGCGACGTACGCAAGGAAGCCGAAGCATCTGAAGAGATGCGCAAGATGGCGATTGAGCTTGGCCGTAACGAGGAGGCATACAAAGAGTTTGCTCGTGGGTTGAAGAAACGCCTGGACGCACTGAAGGCTAGGTACGGTGCGCAAGATGCGCGTGTCATTGAGTTCCAAGACGCCGCTAAGTTGCAGACAACGGAGCAGGCGCTGAAGATCGGAAAAGCTACGCCCGAGTACAAGGCTGCGCTGAAGGAACAGATCAGCGTCATGCAAGAGGCGCTGAAGGAAACCAAGTTCAGCAAGCAGGCAGTGCCGACCAAGCGCACGCCTCAAGTCACACGCAAGGTCACGCAGGCTCCGAGCCGTTTTGTTTCAGGCACGCCCGAGAGCCGCAAGGCTACGGAAGCCGAGCAGATTCGATTGGCTCGGGACATTGAAGAAGCGCGCGCCCGTGAGCGCGGCGAGTTTGATGACGATGTTGGGGCTGCGTATCGCAAACGTGAAGCCGAGGGCGGACAAGTTGATGCGGCAGAAGCAGAGAAGTTGATAGTGAAAGTGAAGGAGGAGCTTCCTTCAAACGTCAAGTTTATCTACGCGCCTACGGTGCGCGATGTGCCCGTACGCTTGCTCAACCAGATGGCCAAAGAGAAGGCCGATCCTGCCGACGTTCAAGGCGCTGTTTTCAGCGACGGCACGGTGCTGGTGATTGGCGAGAACCACGCCAACCTCAAAGACCTTGAGGCTACGATTGCCCACGAGTTGGTTGGCCACTACGGCATTGACACCCTCATCGGCATCGACCGCTTGCAGGCGTACGCCAACAAGACCGATGTGCTCAAGCTGGCTGAAGAAGTAGGCGGTGCTGACCTGCGCGCCGAAGCTCAGTCGGCTATGGACGCCATGAGTGCTATCGGGCGTGGCGAAGACATTCAACGCCTGCAAGCCCTGCGCGAGATCATCGCCCACACCGAAGAGGCACGTGTCACCGCGTCTTTCCGAGAGAAGGCCGGTCGGTGGATCAAGGAACTCGTAGGCATGGTTCGCTCCAGTCTGCGCCGCATGGGCATGATGGAGACTGCCAAGCTCAGCACCTCCGACATCTTCTACATGCTGCGCGAATCGCGCAAGGCATTTGCCAACAAGCGCATTGGAGCCTACCGTTCAGCAGACGGACAGATCGCGTTCCGTCAATACCGGGAAGATGTCAACATCGCCAAGTCTTTCGTGGCTGAGAAGCCTCGGCTGCGCGACGTGCTGTTTGGCAACATCATGGGCCTGTCGGGTCGCGTTCAGTATGTTGACAAAGACGCGGCACTTTCTGAGGCGTTTAAGCGTGGCTTGGCCAAGGGCCAGATCACTGCGCTTGAGGCCCAGAACGCTGAGTTCTCTCTGCGCTTCGGTCAGCAGGTTAGCCAGTATGCCGCTCAGTTCTTGACCAACGGGCCGGTGCAGCGGATCGCCAACAAGGTGGCGGGCGGGATGGAGTACATCTATCGCAGCAAGCCTGGGGCTACGCTGATGGGCGCCGCAGAGGCGCTCAACGAGTCGGGGATCAAGAACTCCACAGAAGCCGAAGCCATGTTCACCGCCTACGTGGCGGGGCTGCGGGCAGAGGTCAAGGGTTGGGAGAAGCTCAACCTGAAGAACCCCGCGCTTGCCAAGAAAGAGCATGCTGAGGTGATGGCGCGCTTGAACGCCGATCCCAAGATGAAGGCTGCGTTCGAGAAGGCCAACAAGATTTATCAGGAGTTCAACAACGGCCTGATCGACTTCTTGGTTCAGACCGGCGAGATGACCGCTGCCAAGGCAGCGGAACTCAAGAGCACACCCTACATCCCGTACTACCGCGTCGATGGCGATGTGCTCAACCTGTATGTGGACAAGGAGCGCCCCATCCGCATCGGCAACGTGAAGGATCAGCCGGAGTTGCAGCAACTCAAGGGTGGTTCTGATCAGATCATGCCCGCCTTCACGAGCGCCGTGCAGAACGCCTACATCATCACGCGCATGGGTCTGCGTAACCAGATGATGAAGGACTCGGCCTTCACGCTCAACAAGATGGGCATTGTGAGCAAGATGGGGCGCGGCGCTGGACCTGCAGGCAGCAGCACCGTGCGCTTCAAGGTCAAGGGCGAAGACCACTTTGCGGTCATTGATCAAGACCAGTTTGGCATCCCGGCAGAGTTGATCGTCAAGGGTATGGAGGGTATTAAGACCGCCATGCCGATGCTCGTAGAGATGATGGGCTACCCGGCAGACGTGCTGCGCAAGTTCGTGACACGCGCCCCGGTGTACGCAGTGCGCCAGATCATCCGCGATCCGCTCAACGTCTGGCTGACCAACGCCACGAGCAGCGTGCCGGTACTGGATGCCATGCGCGAACTGGGCAAGATGGTGGCCGGACGCAGCGAAGCCGAAGCCAAGCTCATGTCGGCAGGCGCCATCAGCAGCAACGTGTTCACGGGCGATCAGCGTGACATGGAAATGTTCATGCGCGACCTTACCGCAGGCAAGTCGTTCTGGGACAAGACGATGGCCAAGGCCGACGCGTTCGCCATGCAAGGCGATGCGGCCACCCGTGCAGTCGTATATAACGATTCGATTGCCAAGGGCATGAGCGAGCAGCAGGCGCTGCTGCGTACCCTGGAGTCGATGAACTTCAGCCGTCGCGGCCTGTCGCCCAGTATGCGGTGGCTGTCCGTGATGATCCCCTTCTTCAACGCCCAGATTCAGGGCTTGGACGTTCTTTACCGCGCCTTCAAGGGCGACATGCCGTACAACGAGCAGTTGGAGATTCGCAAGAAACTCGTCATGCGTGGCTTGCTAATGGCCGGTAGCACGATGGGCTATGCCGCCGTCATGCAGGACGATGAGGCGTACAAGCGAGCCAAACCTGAAGAGCGTTTGGCCAACTGGTTTGTGTACGTCCCAGGCGTATCCGAGCCCGTGCGCGTGCCGATCCCGTTTGAGTTGGGTTACCTGTTCAAGGCGCTGCCCGAAGCCATCTTCAACAAGATGGCGTCCGACGACAAGGGCGACGATCTGACCAAGGGCATGGGCAAGTTGCTCATGCAGAGCAACCCGTTCGCGCTGCCGCAGGCCATCAAGCCGCTGACCGAGGTGGTACTGGGCAAGTCGTTCTTTGCTGGAGACATCGAGTCTGCGCGTGAGCAGCGCATGCTGCCTACTGAGCGGTACCGTGAGACGACGACTGAGATCGCCAAGCTCATCGGCGGCGCCACGGGCGACCTGGGCCTCACGCCCATCAAGGTGGACTACCTGATCCGTGGCTACACGGGCGGTCTGGGCATCGCCTTGGTGCAGTTGGCCAACCCCCTGCTTGCGTCCAAGGCGGACAATGTGCAGGAGCCCACGACCAAGCCGAGCAAGATGCCGTTCATCGGCGGGCTGTTCCAGCCTGTGGAGGGCCGCGCCACACTCGACGGCGCCTATGAGCGGATGAAGGACATTGAGCAGGCCAAGGGCTCGCTCAACAAGCTCATCGAGGACGGGCGCATGGCGGACGCCAAGCTGTTCGCTCAGGAGTACGCAGACCGTCTGGCCTTTGCCGAGACTAGCGGCGCACTGCAGAAGCAACTGGGTGAACTGGCCAAGCTGCGGCGTCAGGTGCGGGCCGCGCCCAACATGTCCACGGAGCGCAAGGACGAAATCCTGGCCCGTATCGACTCGGCAGAGCAGCGGATCGCCGCCCCGTTCATCGCGCTCTACGACCGGTATCAGAAGTAGGCTTGCGGTAGAACAGGACACCCTGCATACCGTTGTGGAGGCAGTACAAGGCTTGAGCGTCTAGAACGCGGGCCTTGACTGCAGCCAGTAGCCCCGCCTCACGCGTGGCGTCGAGGTCTAGGGCAGGGATGAAGAACCCCTGCCCCTTCTCAAGCGTCGTCCACGGCAGCTTCACGCTCAACCCTGCGCCTGATGCACATGGCTCGGATGCGCATCTGCGGACCCCGAGTGCGGGCCATCATGTCCTTGCGCATGTACGACACGGTGTAGCCGTCGATCTGCTCTAGTTGCTTCTTGAAGTCCTCGTAACCGAACGACATCGCCACGCAGTGTGAGCGGATGACCTGCTCCTCGATGAAGTAGTCCACGTACCCGGCTACCTCGATCTCGTGCTCCACGCGCCCCAACACCTTGTTGCGCGTGATCGTCTGGTCGATGATCTCCCCGCTGCCCAGTGCAGCCAACACCTTGCCGTCGCTCTTCTTGATCACGACGAACTGGCCGTAGCTGTCACGGGTGAAAGCGTTGAGCACATCCTCTGCCGTGCGCACGCCGTTGCGCACCACGCGGCGGGCCTTGTCCACCATGCGCTTGAGACTCTTGATGATCTCCGCGACAGGCAGGTCGATGATGCCTGCGTACTTGGACGAGACGAGGATGGCGCTGGCAATCATTGCGCCGCAGCCACCGGCCCAGAAACGCTCATCGCCAGTCATCTGCCAGTCGCGCTTGATCATGGCGATGGTTTCCCGGGTCACGCGCTCAGCCGTCTCCTGGTTCTGCACGAGCCAACGCACGTAGGCTTCACCAGCCACACCGTAGTTCTCCTGCAGGACGCGGATGGTCTGCTCTTCCTCGGGCGTCCAGTTCAGCTTCTCCTCGGGCGTCCACTCCAGCATTCGCAACAACTCGCCTTGGGAAGTGTGCGCTCGCACACCAGCCATGTAGTCCTGCATGTGGGTGTTGGACGTGAAGAGCGCCAGGGTCGCCCACGACACGAGGTTGATGCGCTCGCGGTTGTGGTGAACCTCCGACTTCTCCTTGCCCTGGCCCTCGGACAGGTCGAACACCATGCCCGGGAACCACTCCATGTCGTGGCGCGACTTGTGCGTGATTTCGTCCGATGTGAAGGGGAGTGAGTTAAGATTGCCAATCCGCTGCTGCATCGTAACGGGGGAGGTGCTTTTGCCTGTGCGATATCGCACTGGGTGACCCCACACCGAATTGAGCAGCGACAGCGCCAAGGATTTACCCGTACCCGACTGGGTTGAGCCTGCATGGAACGTCAGGCAGGGCATCTGGGTGAAGCGCAT